AATGCTTTTACCGAGGATTTTCCAAACTGCGCTAATTTTGTTGCGCTGTATAAACCAACGAATGTTTTGGCTAAATTTTTAACAGTTTTTTGAAATGCATTTATATCTTTGCGACCTTTTGTTAATCCTTTACCGTCATACTTGGTAACCGCCGAAACTACTAGATTTGGCATTAGGCGACCAAACTAAATGCTGATTGTGTGGCGCGTTCGTTAAACCGCCGCGCGGCTTTTTCAATAGCGTGTACCACTGCATCTTGCACTTTGCCTTGTCCTTCATTCCATGCACGATAAATTAACCTGCCGCGCATCATGTCTTTGCCATACATAGGGCCAAAATGATTTATGAAAATAGCACCTGCGTTAGGGTTGCGTGACTTTGATACAGATTTGCCTTTACCTTTAGGGCCTACCCAAGGTTGCCCGTTCGACCCAGATGTGCGGCCTGCCCATTCATAAATTACACCAGCAGGTGAATTGTTTGTAACTGAATAAAGCGCGCTGAAACCATATTTGTTTTTCTTATTAGCACCTGCTTTGTACTTAATTCCAGCAATTACTTCAGCAGGATTGTAAAGCGGGAATTTACGCACTCGGCCTTCAGTATTAAATTGCGGTTGCGCTCGCACTTTACCTTTATCAGCCCAGTTGTATAAAGTAGATGGGAAAGGACTCGGCGCGTATCCCCGCGCCTTATCCCTTATAGGCAACATCGCAGCTTTAATTTCAATTTTCATTTGTTTATTGAGGTCAGGCTCAAATGCATTTAGCTTTTGAATTAGCTCCTTATAGCCTTCTACGACTACGGGCATTTTTTGCCGCCTCCTTTGCTCTGTCGCTAAACACCTGCAACACCGCTTTAAGCATGTGGCCATCCATCTCTAGTACTTGCGATGGAGCAATTTTCATCTCCACCGCAAGACTAGCCACGAGATAAGTCATGCTGTTGCGGTCTATTCTTTTGGGTTTTCGTCATCCAATACCTCAACCGATACCAGCGTGTTTAGAAACTCATCGCCAAATGGCGGGATCACTTCAACGCGCTGCAAACAGTTATGAGCTAACCAATAAATATCGCTCTGCTTCTCCTCATCGCGAAATTGTTTGTGGATGCCTTTCCCGGTGTACTTTTCAAAGGCTACTTCGACAACAGGCGAAATGTGCAAAACCACTTCCCCTGAGGCCCTAGTTATCTTTAACCTTGCCATGCTTTACTCCTTAAAACGCTACGGTTGGTGAAACTGTAACTGCGGTGTTCACAGTAAATGACAGGCTGGATGAGGCTTCATCGGCCACTCCACCTGATCCCACTGGGGTCAAGTTATTGACCAAAATGGAGAATTGGTATGACGGATTTGTTGCCGATACCGCTGTGCCTTTAACGGTAATCATTGACACTGCCAATGTTGTACCGAAAGCGGCATTGAGTGTGGTCATAACTTGCGTTGCAGCCCAGTCATTTAGGAAATCAATGCTTAGGGTTGCAGCTTGCAACCCGGCGGCAAATTTGTGAGCTGTATCGCCCATCGCTGTTACTTCAAGCTCATCAACAACTTGAGTTAAAGTCACTGCGGTTACATAACTTGAAATGTCAATGCTAGGTACAGTTGGCGCAGCTGCGGTGGCAAGTTTCACGCCAACATTGTTATTTAGATAAATTGCCATCGTTTATTCCTCATCCTTCTTGGTGGTTGTTGCTTTGGTTTCTGTGTCTTTAACTTGGCCGGTCTTTATCAGAAAAGCCAAATCCTCTGCCTTGGTATCGCTCATGGTTATCTCCTTATGACCAGCTAGTTAGTATTGATACGGATATATCAGCAGTGAGCAAATCCCCTGATGCTGCTGATAAAACTGATGGTGCGCTTACTGTGCCAACATTCATCACGATTGCAGATGCGTTTAATTTATTAAACACTGCGACAATTGTGTCCTCAATGCCGTTTAGATTGCCTTGGTTATCTAGCATTGGCACAGTCATAAGCACTCGAAAATTTGCCAGCGGTGGAATGATTTGCACATTGTTGCTTGGCGTTATGTATGGGTCAGCAGGCACAATAATTACAGAATTGGCAGTGATTACACTTGGCGGGTATGCGTAAATGTTCCAGACACCCGCATTGGTTAAAGCTGTTGCAAGTGTGGAGCGCAGTGTTGTAAGTGCGGTTGCCATCTACCCCACCATTGAATTTGGACTCATGTATGGGGCAATGAGGCCTCTAATGGATGCCATTAAAGTATTAGACATTTTGAACGGGCTTGGGCTAAATCCATCAACACTCATGCCGCCATCTTGGGTGGTTTGTCTTGATTGAAATATATTTGTTGCCAACATCATTGCAGCCTCGCGCACTCCACCTGTTGCAGCGTAACTTGAGGTTTTATCATCTGGCCCTGTCATTTTGCCGTAGGGCTGGACTTGGTGCATGTCAATATCGGCGTGAGTAATTGCAAATTGCAAGTATTGATACCCGCGCGGATAGTTGTATGGAAAGCCTGCAAAGTTGGCGTTGTTTGGAATTGGTGCAGGGCCAACACCTGTGATTGTGCGCGTACCGTTAAAAGTTGCGCCTGATGCGCTGATGGTGACGGATTGACCAACAACAAACATTCCCGGCGATGCAATAACAATCGTGGCAATGTTTCCACTTATTCCAGTGGCAACAACAGGCGCAGTGTTGAACCATAAAAATTGGTTAATTAAATCCTCTGCTGTTTGGCAACAGGTTTCTACAATGTCAGATGTGTATAAAGTGCCAATGCCTAAATTGGCGCGCAATTCTGCTTCGGTTACATAGGTTGCGGCCATGGCATCTCCTTAATACTAGGACTTGCAGGGTCAGGGCCTCTGTACCCTGCAAGCCGATTTAGTTAGTTATCAGGTCAAATTAAAGCGTTGTAAGCCACCTGAAACCAAAGTTTTGGTTGCAAAATAGCCATAAAGCAAAACGCTGATTTCACCAGTAGCCACGACATTGACCGAGAGGGTCAGCGTTGGGCTTTCATAAATGCAGATAGCAGATGGTGTAACAACAAATGCAGAATCATCAATTGTTGTTGCAACCATGTATGGATCGACATACAAATCCAACCCTAAAATGTTTCCACGAATGGAATTAGGTGCTGATTGTCCAGCAGTATTTTGTGGTTGTGCAGCTGCGTAGATTGGGCGGTTTGAACCATCTTGCGCATTGATAAGTAGCGACCATTGCGAAGTTCCGGCAATGTAAGCGTTTGCCAATTCACCAGTTGCAGCAAATACGGCTGGTGCAGCTGCGCCAACAAATTGTTGCACACCTGTTGCACTTGCAGCCACAGTTGTTGCGCATAATGTTCCACCGCTAACAATTTCAGCAATAACAGCAGCATCGGATGCTTTTGCATAAGCGCGCAAGCAGTTTTCATACATCGCTGAATAGAAAGATGGGCCAGAACGGTCAAGAAGCTCTGTGCTCATAATCTGAGTGCCGGCCAGTTTGACCACAGTTGCATTTACATAACTGGAAACAATCTGCGTAGCAGCTGTTGATGCGCCTTCGGCCACTGTTGAAATTGTTGCATTAGTTGTAATTTTAGGATGTGAAATAGTCATCCCGGTAGCACTGAGGGCGCGAGCACCGCCAAGTGCATCAATGGTTGGCCGAATCATTAATGATGTATCAATAACGGTTGGGCTAAATGTTGTTGGGCTAAATGCAGGGTTAGTTGTAAAGCTATCATTGGCAGCCTGAATTTTACGAGCTTGGCCATCGGCAGCTCTTACAAAGTCGCGTGACTCATCATTGCCCATTGTGGCTTTGATTGTGTGTTCAAGATATTGCGATTGAGTTTTAATTGGTGAGCGTAATTCTCCGACCTGATAAGAGGCCGAAATGATTGAGCGTGAGGCTTCTACTACGGGAGCAGTTTCCACCTCGGGGGTTACGGCAGCGGGAGTTTCTTTCTCCACGATAGCCTCACTTTCTGTTTCTGTTGTTGGGTTGGGTACATCTACCGCTTCGCCTTCGCTTGCGGCAACTCTAGTTACTAACGCATTTTCAAATGCCGGGGTTTCCACTAATGACACTTCCTGTAATTTTGCAGCAGTTACCAATAGGTAGCCATCTTTAGGTTCAGACTTTTGAACATCAACACCTACTGACAAACCTGAAATTAAATCCTCGCTTGCCATAACCAAGGCATCTTGCCCGGCACTTGATGCACTTATTTTGAATGAACCATAAATTGCTTGATCCGTTGTTTTGAAGGATTGAGCGCGGCCAAGTATTGCGTTTGGCTGGTGCTGCAATAGCAGTTTCACCTTAGCTGTATCGTGTATCGCAATTGACCCGCGCTCAAACATAACAGGCCCAACCGATGTGTTGCCGATTTCGCCAAAGGGTACAACCACACCCGCAATTATTCTGCGCTCGGTATCGGCTGCCTCAATTGCGCTGCTAAATGTCAATTTCACGATGCATCTCCATTCGGTGATAAATCTTCCATTTCTTTTGCTTGGTCTAGCGTAATCAATTGCAACGATAAAAGTTTTTCTATTGTTGCAAGTCTGGTTGTTGCATCTACTCTTAAAAATGTTTCATCTACCGCAAAGCGCACCATGTTGCCATTGGCGGTGATGTCATTCATGCTGAGCCTGTCCTCGACTGCACAAACATAAGGGGCAAGTGTGTACGCAAAAAATTCTTTGCGAGCATCTAAAATGTTTTGGTATGTCATGCTTGCATTGGCATCGCTGCTTAGCATGTACGCCGGCACATTCATCAAACGCGCAATTTCAG